TGAGATTGATGATGATGCTGGTTCAGGAATAGCCAAGCATGTTGATACCTGTGAAAAGCATCCATTGAACAGGAAGATCGCCGCCCTTGATTTACTTATAAGTCAAAATGACATTGTTTTAAGTGGATATGAAGCGACGTTAAAACAGGCAGACAAGCAGATCGCCGCCCTGACCGCCAAATATAACGAACTCATTATGGCAGTATCGTGTAAGTGGCCGCATGAAACTCGCCACGAAACAGCATTAAGGTATATTCAGGAAAAAGACAGAGGCGGCGATAACATAGCCAAAGCCGCACTACGGAAGGAGGACACCAATGCCTAAAGGCTGGCACGTCGGAAGGAAAGCGATCATCGATTTCTTTTACAAGCAGGGCTGGTTGCGCTCTTGCAGCGCTACGGCATGGGCATCCATCCGACGATGGAAAAGGCAGGGCACCATCATTCTCCGATACGACAACAACGACAGGCCATTTATCATCGAGGAAGAAATCTCCAAGTCGAAGCTCAAACAATCCGAAATAATCCGAAAAAAGAAGCCAATATAACCCCTATTGTATCCATATCGTAGCCATATCGTATCTTCCAACGGTTAAACCAACAACATATAATCGCTCCCACGAATATCAAAGAACCATTGACGCAACCATTCGAAGCCCAGGAGGATCGTATGTAAATGCCGAATCTGACCAAGGAACAGAACGACGAGATCAATGACGCGGTGATGTGCGAAACCCGGCGGGCCATGGAGAAGGCCGGCCATTCCATGCCGAAGATCGCCAAGGAGCTGGCCATCATCGCCTACTCCGATCCGAACGATTACTACAACATTGACGAGGGTGGCGCCATCACCTTGAAGCCATTGAAGGGGCTCAAGAAGAAATCCAGGGCGATCAAGAAGATCCGGGAAAAGACGAACATCGCCGAATCGGCCGACGGCAGCATGGTCTTTAAGAAAAGCACGGTCGAGCTCGAGCTGCACGACAAGCTGGACATGCTGAAATTCTCCGCGACGTTGATGGGAATGGTGAAGCCAACACCACAAGATCATAGGCATTCCGGCACAATTATCGTCGATACGGGCATCAGAAGGCCGATGGATGACCCTGGCTGGACCGGGATCGTTGAACCTGGGGCAACGTCAGGAGCCGACATAGGCAAAAACGACCAGTAAAGGGCTGAAAATGGGGCAAAGCATACCAACGGGGTATAATCCGCAGCCAAAACAGATGGAGCTGCACGCGACCCTGGCCAACGAGGTGCTCTTTGGCGGCGCTGCTGGCCCCGGAAAGAGCCATGCGCTGCGGCATGAGGGCCTCGATTGGTGCCTCAAGATCCCCGGCCTGCAAGTCTATCTATTCCGCAGAACATTCCCCGAGCTCGAAAAGAACCACATACTGCCGTCATTGATGGAGTTCCCGCAATCCGTCGGAACATACCGCGATCAGAAGCGCCGGTGGGAGTTCACCAACGGCTCCATGATGCACTTTTGCCATTGCCAGTATGAGAAGGACGTTTTTAACTACCAGGGCGCCGAGATCCACCTGCTGCTGATCGACGAGCTGACCACATTCACCGAGTTTCAATATGACTACCTCCGCGGCCGCGTTCGTATCACCCTGCCCGTGCCCGAGAAATACCGCTGCCGGATTCCCGGGGTCGTCTGCGCCAGCAACCCCGGCGGCATCGGCCATGAGTTCGCCAAGCGCCGCTGGGTGGACTATGTTAAACCCGGCGAGCTGCGACGTGCGATCGACAGGGATGGCGGCATGCTGCGGGCCTACATCCCCGGCATCCTGACCGACAACCCAATCCTGATGAAAAGCGACCCCGGCTACATCCATCGCCTCGACGCCCTGCCGGAACCCTACCGCACCGCATACAAAGAGGGCCGCTGGGACATCTTCCTGGGGCAAGCGTTCCATTTCTCAACCGAGTTTCATGTCATCAAACCCCTGCCGATCCCGCGGCACGCACCCATCTATACCACTTTCGATTGGGGCTTCGGCGCCCCCTTCTCCTGGGGCTGGTGGTGGGTGGACGCCGACGGCCGCGTTTATCGCTTCGCTGAATGGTATGGCTGGAACGGAACCACGAACCAGGGCCTACGCTGGGAGGATTCCCGGGTGGCCGACGAGATCCGGCGCCGAGAAGCCGAGCTCGCAGATCAATACCACATCGATTTCCGCACCGCGATCCGAAAGGCCGGCCCCGATTGCTTCCAGAAGAAACCCGACTACAAGGGCGGCGGCCAGGGCCCATCGACGGCCGAGGTCTTTGGATCAAGGGGCATCTTCATGTCACCGGGGGATGCAAGGCGCGATCTGAAAATCAGGCAGTTCCGCGAACGCCTCAAGATCCCGCTCGACGCAGAGGGCGCCAACATAGGCATGCCGATGATGCTGGTCTATGACACCTGCGATCAGTTCATCCGCACCATCCCGCTGCTGCAAACCCATCCGAACAAGATCGAGGACGTGGACGATTCAGGGGAAACACATGGATACGACGAGGCTTGTCACATCTGCATGGCCCGGCCCATGGCCCTGGCCGCACCGCCGCCTCCGGCCCTCAAGGCCGACAGGCGAATCGACTACACCGAGCGGCCATTCCAGGGCGACAGCTACGAGATCGTGGCAACCATCGACAAGATCCAGGAGGATCGCTTTTGGAACCAGCACCTTACAGATCAATACAACGGCGACGAGCCGGTGAGAGGGGGAGCATATAGTGACATTGACGGTCGATAGCTTAATCGCCATGGGGGCAGCCTGCATTTGGACCCTGATCTGCCTTTATATCGGCTTCCGTTTCGGGCGCCTGACGGCCGACAGGCCCATGGCCCCCTTCTCCGGGATATTGAAAGGCCGGGAGCAGAACGTCAACATCGAGGAAGATCCATACGACATTCCCATGTATGGCAAACCAAAGCCGGCAATCCCGACCATGCCGGATTCATAAGGAGCGTTTATGGAACAAGCAGCAGTAACCAGCCAAGACCGGCCGCTCGAACAGGCAGAACCGGAAACCCTGATCGTGATCTGTGAGCTGTGCGATCAGGAGATCGCCGTAACGACCCTTGACCGGCTGGCCTACCCATTCCGCGGCGGCATGTTTGACAGCCCGGACCCGGATCATGGCATCCCCGCCCCATGGCAGGCGAACGAGGAATGGGCCGACATGCGCTGCCCCTGGGGCCGGATTCACCGGGCCATGGTGACGGATTTCCGGCTGCGGACCGATCGCGGCATGGTGATCGTGAACGCCGGGGGCGCCAGGATCGACTACGAGGTGACACAACGCATTGAACCCGGCCGGGAAAGCGTGTCGGACCGGAAACAGGGGAACGATCATGGCAAAGCCGAAGCGGGGCCGGGGGAACCGGCCGATGGTCAGCCCATCAAAGAGAAGAAAGCGGAAGAACGGACAGCAAAACGGCGCAAAAGCTGAACAACAGACGAAGGGAGAATAGCATGGGAGTAATGGTCGTTCAAGTCGGGGGCATCATGTTCATCGGGGATCTGCGAATGGCAGAGGCAAGGGGCCCGGTCCTTATCGAACCCCGGGTGTTAAAGATCAGCGGCGTAAATGCCGGCGGTGACGTGCAGCTCCACTTCCATGTTTTGATCGGACAACCAAAAGAGATCATGCTCCACAATATGCTGTTTTCCTATGATGCCGACGAGAGCCTGATCCGGGCCTACACAACGGCCGTATCAGATATTGTCGTGGCATCGGAAATACCGAAGGGCCTGCAAGTCATTCGAGGCCGTGACAATTAGAGGACGGATAAATGCCGGACAAATTAAACCCATACTGCGTATTGCCGCCGGAAGGCGATCCGAAGGTCGGCCAGGAGGTCTTGCGTATCGTTGCCCTGATCGTCCAGGACAAACTCAAGATGGGCCTGCATGATCGATGGTGGCGAAACTACCAGCTCCGACGCAACCAGCATTGGAAAGGCGCGTCGCCGCAAGGCGTTCCCCTGGTGACGGCCAATGTGATCTTTACCCACGTCCAGCGGACCGTCAACACCTTGACCGACAACAACCCGACATTCAACGTGGCGATCGTGGGCAAGCTCGAGGAAGGACAGAAAGACCTGCTCATGGACCTGCAACGCTGCACCGAGCATTGGTGGACCGACCAGGAGCAGCAAGACATCCTCGAAACCTCATGCCTCAACGGGGAGCAATACGGCCCGGCGATCGAAAAGCTCAAATGGAACAGCGAGCTCGAGTATGGCATCGGAGAAGCGGAAACCGTGCCGATCGACCCGTTTAACTTTGGCTGGTATCCCGTGAAGATGGCCAACGCCCGGGATCTGCAAGGCCGGGAGGTCATTGTCCACTACTACGCCGAATCCGTCAATTATCTCAAAAGACAGTATCCGAAGCTGGCCGACAAGATCAAACCCGAAAAAGAACTGCTCAAAGAGTTTATGGAAGATGAACGCCGCGAGATCTCCGCCGGTGATAAGAAGATGGGCGAAGGTGGCGGCTCGGGCACGCTTATCAGTATCGCCTCGGCCGTCAAGGAGCTGGTGAGCTATATTGCCGGCAAAGGTGACGATACAGAGGAATACACACTCGTTTGCGAAGCATGGGTCAAGGACCGGACCCCAGCAAACCGCACCGTCGAACGCAAGAACGGCGAGAAGGAACCGGTCACGGAGCCCAAATACACCGGCGAGATCCGCTATGTCCTGGCCTGCTCCGGCGGTTTGGTCCTCGAGGATAAGGACAACCCGAATGTCAATGCCAAGCTGCCACGGGAAGAAGCCCGCAATACCTATCTGTTCGATAAACGCCCCTTTTCCATGGTGGCATCGATCAAGGATACGTCGAACGCCTGGGGATTCTCCGACCTCGAGCAGATTGAATGGTTGTGCATGGAGCTGAACAAGAGCCTGTCACAGTTTGTCCTCGAAAAAGACCGGTCCGCACGCAAGAAGATCGTCAATCCGAAGGATAGCGGCGTCGAGAACCACGAATTTACCAACGTCGCGGGCATCATCCGGCCGGCAACAACCATGTCGGCGCAAGGGGTCCGCTGGCTGGAACCCCCGGCATCGTCGGTTGACTATGACAAAGGTATCGCAATCTTCAAGGATCTCATATTTCTCATTTCCGGCACGTTTGAACTGGATCAGGCGCAGGTCAAAGGGCGAGAGGTTATCGCTTACAAGGCCATTGCCGCCCTGCTGGAACGCGCCTCGACCATGATGAGGGGCAAAATCCGGGCCTATTCGCGTCTGATCCGGGAGCGCGGCCGCATGTATATCTCCATGGTGCAGAACTTCTACACAGACGAACGCTGGATCACCTATCAGGAGAATGGAATCACGAAAAGCAAGGCGATCAACGGCTCGGATCTGCTTATCCCGGCTCGCCTGACCGTCGTTTCCGGTTCCACCATGCCGATTTCCCGTGTCGCGCAGCGAGAGGAAGCGATTACTTTGGCCACTTCCGGGTTCATCGATCAGGAAGAACTGCTGGAAAAGCTCGATTGGGGCAACCGGGCAGAGGTTTTGAAGCGCATGCAGGCCGGGCCCATCGGGCAGATGCTCGAATTGCTGGCACAGGCCGGTATGCCGCCCGCATTCCTCCAATACATTCAGCAAATTGCCCAGGCCGACCCGAAAAAGCTCATGAAGGCGATCGAATCGGGCGAATTTCCATCGTTCCAGGAGTTTGCACAGAAGGTCGCAGCCGAAACACAGGGGCAACCGGAGCAAGATCCGGCCCAGGATGCTGAATTTCAAGAACGACAGGCCAAGGTGAAGAAAGCCATGGCCGAGGCCGAGAAAGCACTCGCCGAAAGGGATCTGATTATCGAAAAGACCGTCACGGAGCGCGTCGAGCAGCAGGTGAAGATGGCCGGTGTCGGCTTTGACGAGGAAAAGATGGAAATGGAACGGGCGAAGATCGTCCAGGCCATAGAGAATGATGCCCATTCACGGCACAGCGAAGGCGTCAAGATGGGTCTGGACCTTGTTTCGGCACAGAACAACAAGCCCGGATACAACGAACGAGGGCTCAAATCAAACAATCAGGAGTAAGACCATGCCATTAACTGACATGAAGCAGCCGAAGCCGAAGAAATCCGACATGGAGGCAGGTCCGGCAACCGGTTACGACCGTTATCCATGGGGCCTGCGCCTACGGATGGGTGAGAATGAGCTGGAAAAGCTCGGGATCGACCTCAAGAGCCTGTCCATCAAGACACCCGTGGCGATCGTGGCCGTCGGGACCATCGTGGAGCTGTCCGAAACGCAGTATGAGAAGGAAACGCACCGGACGCTGGAGATTCAGATTACCAAGATGGACCTGACGAAGCAGAACAAGGGCAAGATGGAACGATTCAACGACCAGCAGAAGAAGGGCGCAGGGGAATAATGAACCCATTACAGGCACAGCCGATACAAAAGCTATTCGGGATGGAGGTCGTTGAGTGTGACACAATGCCCCCAGGGATGGTGGCTCTTGTATCGTGGAAAAGGGGCTCATTTCCACCGGAGATCAAAGACATTCAGATAATCCAAGCAGGGGAATCACAAAATGCTGCGGATCTATGATTACGAATGCCAAGCATGCGGCGTCTATGAGGATTTCGGGGATTCCGAAACCGACCGGGTGAAGATCTGCCCGACCTGCGGGGCCGAAGCGCAGCGGATCATCAGCATCGGTAACTCCGCATACCTCGGCAACCAGGATGCGCCATGGCTGCGGTCCGTCCTCGATGTTGTGGACCGGGAATCAAAGAAACCCCACGTCCGGGCGTTCGTGCAGAACCCGACGAGGGAAAATTATCGAAAGTGGATGAAGGGCGAAGGGATCAGGCCCGTGGACTATACGGAACACGGCGGCCCGCCGGCCTATCGGAAGCCGGAACCGGCCATTGACACGAAGAAGCTGGCCCGGGAGCTGTTCGAGAAGCACCGGGCAAGGAACGCCATAGAGGTCAGGTCATAATGTCCGAGGACTCGAAGAAGATATGCCTCACGTTGATCAGAGGCTTGAAGATGATGATTAAGTTATTGGAGGATTTGATAAAATAGCTCTCACATAACGTCCCTCTCCCCCTCGAAAGACGCGGTTAGGGATAAGCCAATCGCGGCAAACTCGCCCCCATTGGATCAGGAAATACCTGATTTGATGGGGGCTTTTTATTGTGAAAGGGAGAACAGAGTATGGATCACGCTGACACCATTGACGCTAAAGGAACCTCTATTGATGAGGTGGGGATCTCGTCAAGCCCCGATGGTCAGGGAAATGAAAGGCCGGATGTGTCCGGGGAGGGCATCAGCACCGTCGATGTGCCGCCCGTTAAGGACGCAACCGGTGACGCTGCCGATGGGCAGAAGAAGGATGGCGCCGGTAAAGATGATGCAGCCGCAGCAGCCGCAAAGAAAGACGGTGATGGAGCGTCCGCAGACAAGGGCGACGAGGCCAGGTTCGATAAGCACCCCCGGTTCCAGCAGTTCATGAAGGACCGCGATGATGCGATTTCCCGTGCTGCCGCGCTCGAGGCAAAGATCGACCTGTTCACAAGGGGGCAGATGGCCCCTGGGGATGGCCAAGGCCAGCCCGCAGCGGCACCGGCCGCCGGCGATGCCGGACAACCGACCCTGCCGTTCAAGGACATTACAAAGATGTCCAAAGAGGAATTGATCGAGTGGTTCGAGGATGATCCGATTGGCTACGAGGCCAACCGGTTCGCACAGTTTCACCACGAAAACAAGATCTTGCTGTCCCGGGATGCCGAGGTCAGCAAGAAGGCGCAAACCGTTGCGGAAACATTCGACAACTACGCGAAGGCAAACCCCGATTTCGGCGACATGCTGGCATCCGGGGAGATCAAGAAATTCATGGCAGAGAACCCCGGCCATAACTCGATCTCCGCTCATCAGGTCATGACGAGCGAGAAACGCATCCAGGCAGCCGCAGAAAAGGCGGCAAAAGAGGCGAGGGAGCAGGTCTTGTCTGACGTTCGCATCAAACGCAACGCGGACACGATCGGCGACAGCGCCGGAAGCGCGAGGCCAACGGCCCCCGGGGAGGAACTGAAAGACACCAAACAACAGGGAGGGCTTGTGACCGCGATTGCGGCAAGGCTCCAAAAGATGAGATCGGCAGCATAGCGGACAGGGCCCCCTTAACGAAAGAAGGAGGAACCTTAAATGGCTCTAACATTTACCGAACTGGAAAGCATCACCCGCGACTATTTCCTCGCTGATGGGAGGAAAGCCGTGGACATCTATTTCGATGATTGCTTCCTCATCGACAAATTCATGAAACAGAAAGCCGGGATCTGGAAGCGCTACCCCGGCGGCAAACGCATCCGCGTTCCCCTGTCCTACGACGGCCAGGAAAGCGGATTTTACAGCAGGGGCGAGGCCCTGTCCTCGGATGATCGTGAAGCATTGAACGCGGCATACTTCAATCAGAAGCATGCCTACGGCAACGCGACGATCTACCGGCCCGATGAACTCGAAAACGCGGGCGAATACGCCGAGGTCGAGCTTGTCACCAACAAGATCGAGGGCGCACAGAAATCCATCCGCAAGGACATCGCGGGGGATCTCTACTCGGCCAACACCGATTCGGCGAAGGGCCTGGGTGGCCTGCTTTCATGCTGTTTCGGCAGCGCATCCGTCGCTTACGGCGGGATCGCGGAGAATGATCTTGTCGCGTCCGACCTGACGAAGCCCTGGGCCGCGAAGAATACGACCACCACGGAGGCGATCGGCCTCGGGGTGATCCGCACGCTTCGCACTTCGGCAAAGATCGGCAACGGCGGGTTTGGGAAACCGGACATCGGCGTGACCACGGAAACGCTGTTTAACATCGTTTCCGGCATCTTGCAGGTCCAGCAGCGGTTTAGGGAAGATCAGGATACGGCAAAAGCCGGCTTCACCAACCTCGTTTTCGAGGGGATGATCCTGGCCGCGGACGACTACTGCACATCGGGATACCTCTATGTGCTCAATTCCAAACACATCGGGTTTGCCATCCATACTGGCGGCTATTTTGTCCGCGAGAATTGGGCGAACCTGTCCAGCAACGGCCCCGCCGGTAAAACCATGAAGATCTATTGGGATGGAAACTTCGTGGTGTCCAACCGCAAGGCCCACGCCGGACACAGCAACTTGAGTTAATCTCGAGTGAGAAGGAGGATCTGAATTATGGCTACAAAAAATTCTTTTGGACAGAAGTGGTATCAGCAATCAGCAAGCCAAAAGGAGGAGCTCGGCACGCTGCTGACCTTGAACGACGGCCGTGTATTCGCCTATGCGAAGGCCGGTGGAACGGCGCTGGCGGCCAGCAAACTGATGTTGACCGCTGCGGTGAGCTCAAGTGCCAACGATGAGGTAGTCGCGGCAACATCGGCGATCGGGGCCAAAAGCGTTTCCGTCACTTTTGGCGGCGCCATGTCGGCCTCGGCCTACAAGGACGGCTTTCTCCATGTCAACGATGACACCGGAGAGGGGCACGTCTATGGGATCAAGGACCATGCGGCAGGCACGACCGCCGTTATCGTCCATCTCAAAGATCCGGTCCGTGTCGCTATCACGGCCGGTGCAGGCACCGTGACGCTGACCAAGCATCCCCAGGACGGCGTGGTCGTTCTGCCCGCGGCTACCGCGGCAGCCGTCGGCGCTCCGGCGGGCATCCCCCCGATTCCGGTAACGGCAAGTTACTATTTTTGGAATCAGGTTAAGGGCCCGTGTGCGGCGCTGGTCCATGGCACCATCGTCCTGGGCAACGTCGTTTATGGCGATTTCACGGCATCGACCGGTGTTGCCGGCGCTCTTATCCCGGCGAGCACGCTGGCGATGCAGGTCATCGGCGGGCAGATCGGGGTGGTGCTGCATGTCAACGTCGATGCCGAGTATGCGCTGATTAACCTGTCGATTCCGGGCTATTAACGGAGCGGCAGTAACGTAATTACAGCCGGGGGGCTTTCCGGCTCCCCGGCTTCATAAAAAGGAGAAACCATCATGGCAGATATATCAACTTTCGTCGGCCGGACAGTAGAGGGCAACCGGTGTAAGACCTGGGGCACCTATACCGACGCGGGCGCCGGGGCCGGGGGCGACATCAACACCCGGCTTCACATGTGCGAGGAAATGTTCTTGCAGCCCTACGGCGCGGCGGTAGCGACCAATGCCTCGGTTGTCAATGAAACCCTGCCCGTTGCCGGTAACGCAGTAACCATCGTCTGCGATGCGTCACAATCGGGGCAATGGACGGCATACGGTGACGCTTTCGCGTAAGGGAGGGGGCAATCATGGCATTTACATTCACAAAAACAGGCGAATCCGTCGATGGTAAAAGGGTCATGTGGGGCACCTATACCAGCGCCGGCGGTTCGACCGGTGGCGACATTTATACGGGATTGCAGCAGGTGGAGGGGATCATGTTGCAGCAGAAAGGGGCGGCCGTGGTCGCTTCGCAGCCTGTTGTCAACGAAACATTCCCGATGCACGATCCCGTGACGATCGTAACCATCGCAAACGGGGTGGGTTACTGGCGGGCTTTCGGGTCATAAAGGAGGACTGAACCATGGCCATTTCGGTAAGTTCTAAAAATTATAGCGTTTTTGGGAATAGGGCTGTCGTTGTGGCCGACATTGCGTTCGATAGCTCCTATCCATACGGAGGGGAAGCCTGCGATCATGACCAGCTTCTCGGCCTGCACGACCTGGACATCGTGCTGTTCGAGCCGAAAGGCGGCTATTCCTTCGAGTTTGACTACACGAACAAGAAGATCAAGGCGTTTGTCCAGGCGCCCCCGATCGTCTATGAAGAACATCAGACGATCGATTCAACCGCCGGGACCATCACGCTGAACTATCCGGCGGCTTTCATCATCAACGTGGCGGCCCTGGGGCAGAATCTCAAAATGAGATCAACCGGGGTGACGCCGGCAGCAAACCAATGCGCCCTTTCTTCACAGATGGCGGCTGGCGAACGCACGGTCTTGAAATGCAGCGCCGATGCGGACGATCTTGCCGGGGCCGGGGCCTTTACAGGCGCGGCGACCGGCTGGACGCTTGCCGCGGGGTGGGCATACAGCTCCAACACCGTGCTGAAAAACGGGGATGGTGTCGGCACGCTGTCGCATGACAGTTTCGCCTGTGTCATCGGCCGGAAATACAAACTGACCTACACGATCTCGGCCTGGTCCGTCGGCACCGTGACACCTTCCATGGGCGGCGTCACCGGAACGGCCGTGGGCGCGGACGGCACCTATACGGAGTATTTCACGGCAACCGCGGTCACGGGCCTTGCCTTCACGCCGACCAACACCGCCCGGTTCACCATCGACACCGTTACGATCGCCTGCCAGGAGGTCTTTGTCACCTACGTCACGCAGGCATGGCGCGACGTTTGGGATAATCTCGTCCAGGATGAATCCGTCACGCTGGCAACCGGGGCAAACACCCTCACGTCCGGCAACAAGATCGCCTGCTGCATGTATATCGATCAGACCACAGCAACCGCAGCGGCCCTCACCATGATCGACGAGGATGATACCGTGGAATCCGGCGAGGTCGATCTCAAGCTCAATTCGGCCACGGCGCAGTTCACGGTCCATGCGGATCAGAACGCGAAAGTCGCAAAGACCACCTATATCAAGGTGCCCGCATCCGGCTTCCTTGCGGACCGGATCTTCACGAACGAATCCGCGACAAAGGCGGGATCGGACCCCTACACCAACACCTTCGACAACCCGATCCTTTTGTGGGGCTACACCGGCTCGGTGCCGATCAACGGAGGGGCTACCTTGGCGATCATCGACAACGCCAGCACCCCGGCAACAGGAGAAGCGGTTATTGATTGGTATAACCCCGGAACACGGGGCGCGGCGGCACCGGCAACCGGAACGGTTGTAGGCGTCAAGGACAACGTGACGGCGACCGCTGCGGGTATCCGGGGAGTTATCAGCGAAATCCAAAACCTTCAACCACTCGAGGTCAAGGATGGGTCAAACCTTGCGGGGCTTACCTCGGTCCGCATGATCCTGATCGGCACATAAGGGGGTGAAACCATGGCAAGAGAAAGAATATTAGACAAAATTGATTTTATCGGATCGGCGGCTGAATTTGCAGCTTCGAAACCCGTTGCCACCCCCGGCTCGACTTACTGGACCTGGGATACCGGGGTCTTATACATCACCTACGACGGCACGAATTGGGTGGCATACAGCGTCAACAGCGTGGTCCAGCCCGGAACGATCGATCTTCAGCAAGCAGCCGGGCCCTATGACCTGTTCACGGCAACGGGTGGGTCGGTCTATGTGGAATACTTCACCTTGACGCTGCCGAATGTGAACGTATCAGATGATGCCACCATTACTTCGATCGCGGTGGCTTCGGATACAACGACCGTCATCAATCTAATTACGTCGGCAGCAGGGGCAAAGGCAAATCTGACGGCCAATAAAGCCTTCACTTATGCCACCCCGTTTGCATTGCCGGTCGGCAAGAAGATCATCCTGACTATCGCAGGTGGAGCGGCAGACGCTCCGACGGTTTGTATCACATCATGCAGATACAGGGCAATTAACCCGGCGGGCTATCTGGCCTAACGGCATAAAGGAGGTTTGAAATGGCAGCATTTGTGAAATTCAACAAGTTTTTGGAGCAGCTTGCAGAAAAAGCCTACAATTTGGGCTCCGACACGCTCCGGTTCGCCCTGACCAACACGGCGCCGACCGCGGCGACGGATACGGTGTTCTTGCCGGGATCGCTTCACCCGCCCCCGGCGGCGGCGAACGGCTACACCTCGGGCGGCCATGCGGCGACGATCGCATCCTCGTCCGAATCCGGCGGCACCTACACCCTGGCCTGCACCACGGATGTTGTCATCACGGCCACGGCCGGCGGCATCGGTCCGTTCCGGTATGTCATTCTCTATGACGATACGGCGGCAAGCGACGAGCTGATCGGATATTGGGATTACGGCAGCTCGATCACGCTGGCATCCGGGGAAACCTTCACGATCGACGTGACGGCATCGCTGCTGACCATCACATAAGCGGGGGTGAGCCATGAAGATTGTCATTGATCTGCCGGATTGGCCGGATGACGAGCATCGGGACTGGTATCTGATCGCCGGTTCGGAGCAACGGGCCTTCTATCGCCACAACGAAAAGGTATGGCATATCAAGACTTCCCGTTGCGTCCAATGCGGGAACTGCTGCGTAAATCTTCCGAAAGGGCAGTATGAGCTAAACGAGAACAAGGACTGTATCCATCTCGGACAGGACGGGCCGGACAAAAGACCCTGTAAGTTAGGCATCATGCGTCCGTGGCCGTGCATTGAGGGCGATCCCACGAAGGGCAAGTGGGGCAAGGAAGCGGGCTGCTCCATTCGGTATGACGGAGATCAATAGTGTCAACTTACTACGTCAAGACTAAGGGCACGACGCTTGCCACTTCGGGCAGGGCTGAGGTTGGAAGCGACAATACCAACGTCACCG